ACCTGAGCCTCGACCAGGTCCCGCACGAAGTCCTTGACGTCACCGATGGCTGCCTCGAGCACTTGCTGTCCTTCTACCCCGAGGTGCTTGAGCACGTCCTCCACGGCCCGCTGGCCGATTGCAAGCAGCTCTTCCCTCGACGTCTTACCCTCCTGCACGGCACGGCGCACTNCTTTCGCCACCGTCGACTCCAGCGCCCACACCGTCGACTCCGCCAGCGCCGCCGCGCGGGCGATCATGCGATCGACGATCTCCGCCTGGGNGCGCGCCTCCAGCACCGCCTGCTGCCGCCGGATCCAGGAAACGACGTACAGCGACGCCAGTGAGAGCAGGCCCAAGAACACGGTCACGAGGACTTCCTTCACGGCTCCAGTCAGCAAATCCATCATCGTCCATCGTCCTTTCTAGGCGTACGCCCGATTCAACCANCCTTGCTCAAAGCGTTTGAGCTCCGGTCGCTGCTCCACCAACTGGCGGTAATACGCCGCCGCCTCCGCTCGGAGCGCGGCAAGCAGCATCGCCCGAGGCCGCACGTTGTTCGCCGCCCCGATCGTCTGCGGCCCAAGCACCCCGTCGATCGTCACGTGGCGCTGGCCGCAAGCGTGGAGCGCCCGTTGCAAGCATTTATGCGCCGCCGCCGGGCCCATGTTGACGGCCATATCCAGCAGTTTGGTGGCNACGGCGTCGTCTTNCAGGCGGTCGTACCCATACCGCTGCCACCAGTCGCGGTAGTAGATAGCGATGGCGTCCTCCCGGGTGAGGTTGGCAATGTCNAGTTCNGGATAGCTCCGNCGGCTGATACCCCATTTGGTCTCCCCGCCNGGGTCGCGCGGGTNATGAACATANCCGCCCTCATGCTCCAGCACCACTTCCACGGCCCGCAGGAAGCGCTCGTCCGTGACAGTACTCATATCGTCACTGTCACCTCCTTGCGCTTGCCGCTCAGCCGGATGTGCGCCGGACCCAGGGCGCTGGGCCGATACCCCTTGCGCTCCGCGTAGCCGCCCCAGTCCAGCAGGGCGCTGCCGTTGACATAGGTGCGCTCGTGGTACTCCAGCCTGTTCCAGCGGAGATCAGGCACCAGCACCCTGTCCTTGAACGCAATCTTGGCATGGGTGTGCCCCGTTACCACCACGTCGGCCAGCGGGAGGCTTTGGGCGATGCGCTCCATCGACAGGGCCTTACCGCCGATGAGCTGGGCGCCGCTGGCACCGTGCGTATGATAGAGGGCGTACACCACCGGGTCGCTGTGTCGGCTGTCCTTGCCGAATTTCAGCTTAAGGCACACCCCGGCCGGGTCGTAGNCGCACCCCAACCACGCGGCGAATTCCTCCATCACGTCGATGGAGGTTTCCCGGGCGATGCGCTCTTCGTGGTTGCCGGTCGTAGCCGAGAGCACGCGCCCCTGCAGCCCGTCGAAAAGCTTGCGGCCGTAGCGGAGCTGCTCCCGAGGGTTCATGGTGTCCTCGTACACGCTGGACACCGAGTTCCTTAGGGCCACATTGAACAGGTCGCCGTTGATGATGGCGTACCTGTTGGGGGCCTCCAAGAGCCATGCCTTGATGGCCTGGAAAATGTCCTCGCGAAAGCGCGGGTCCCCGATGTGGAGGTCCTGCAGCGGCACGATGTACAGTTCATCCCACGTCTCAGCCTCGGCTGGGAATTGGGGCTCGTGGAAAAGCACATCACTGCCCCCCTTGCCCCGGTAGCAGCCACTTNACCGCCGCACTCACGCCCGCGCTGATCATCGCCGCCCACGCCTTCACCTTGCCCTCCAGCTGGGCGTGGCGGTCTTCCAGCGCGTTAATGCGCTCGTCGTGGTTGTCCAGGCGGCGCATCAAATTGTCTTCAAGCCTGTCAAACCTTCGATTGGTTTCTACCCTCATCTGCTGTACTAGCTCGAAGAGCATGTCAATGCGACCGTTTTCCACGACCCACACCCCTTCCGTGGGCATGAAAAAGCGCCCCATGCGGGGCGCTGTCCTATCAGCAGGAATTGTTTGATCTTCGCGTGAAACTATCTATTAGCAACTGTTGTCATACGGAGGGATTACCGTGGCCCAGACTACCCCTCGGCCGAAGCGGCCACTCTGGCACTACATCGTCGCCGGTTTCATCATCGCCATCCCCATCGCGTGGTTCACGACACCCGAGGCCCCGCCGCCAGCGGTCCCACAGGAGGCTATCGACGAGGCTATCGCGTTCATTGAGCAGGAGCTCCTCGTCCGCGACGCCGCCATCCTCATTGGGGACCGCCAGATCGTCCTGGCCTTGGCCGTGAACCGAGCCATCACAGAGCAGGCCGCCCGGCAACTGGGAGAGAACTTTCTCAGGTTCTTCTCCAGCGCCGCCAGTCGGTGGTCGGATGATGAACGGATCACCCCCCCGACCCGTGACTCCTACGGCGGTCTGTGGCAGTACTACTCCGCGACCGTGGTCATCGGGTTCGACGCCGACACCGTATTCCAGCGCGGCACGCTGGCTAAGGGCGCCTCGTCTATTCGCTGGTGACCTGCCCTGGCCGTCTGCGCCGCGTGGCGTGGCAGGCAGCCTAGAGTTTCATAATGTACGCCAACGCGTAATACGGCGGCCTGTTCTCGTGAGGCTGGCCGCCGCCCGTTGCCTGTGTGGTGAATGTATGATAGTGCGCGCCACTCGTGCTCGTCTGTAGCGTTCTCGGCGGATACCTGAGCGCTTCGGAGCCGCCGAAGCCTGACGTCGCACGATCGGTGCTTCCGGAGTATGTATGTGTGTGCTCACCCGCCACGTCGGTTGTCCCTTGATGTGTGTGCGGCGGCAGCTGCTCCACCGTCAGCGTAACCTGTGCGGCGCCGCCCTTCTCGCCGACCTGATAACTCAGGCCCGCACCCACGATGAACCTGTCCCGCAGGTCGGGGGTTGTGACCAGGCGACCGTCGGGGGCCTGGTACGTCCTTCCATCGCATAGTGCCCACCCGTTCGGTATCTCATCTACACGTCCCGACCACATGACAATGACGCCACGCGGCATAGATACTGACAATAGAGCATCTACCTCATTGCGCGTGTAATAATCATTGAAAGCCTGCACAATTTCGCGCAGGCTTTCGGCAGTTCGGTGCATGAACCAATTTAGCCATGACGCCGGCACCCTGTCTCCGGGTTTGAACCCCTCCTGGCGTATATATGCCGGAGGCTTTTTGCCTTCCGCTTTCCATTCGGGGAGTTCTGTCACCATAGCCACCCCTCCTCATTCGTAATATCCGCTCAACGTGCCACCGAACGTCATCTCGTCGTCGGCAAGGCCGCGCTCCGTGTCGTGCTCCAGCTCCTCCGACAGCTCGAACGTACCACCTAACCATGTTGACGCCCGCACTCCAGCGGCGACAATGGACTGCACAATGGCGGCGAACTGCTCCGGCGACAGCCCAAACCGATCCAGAGCATGGAGCGGGGCATGGACCTCCACGGCCGCGGGCTCCGGCGGCGTGGCTAGCCACATTTGGCGGACGCCGACGTCGTCGGTTTGGATGTTCAGCATCGCTGCAACGGTGTGTTTAATGCCGTCCACGTCGCCGGGGCTTAGGTTACGGGCGATTTTCGCCTTGATCATCACCCGGTACGCCGCGTCGCTTAGGCCGCCTCTACCCTGCGACACGTTGCGGCCAATGGCGTCCAGCGTCGCGCCGCGGGCTTGGTCAATGTCCCGCTGTCGCTCCGTCGTCCGTAGCGTCCGCTGCAGCTCAGCGACCTGCTGCCCGACGATGCGGAACAGGCGTGTGATGCGGCTCTCCTGCTCTTTGTTGTACGTATCCGGCAACCGCCGGACCATGAACTGCGCCTCGACAAGCTCGCCCGTCGGCTTGTCCACGTCAATTTCCGCGTCGCCGTCGGTGCGCGTAAACGACAGGCCACGCATGAGCACCCAGACCAGCGGAGCGGAGGCCAACCCGTCCGTCAGCGTCACGCTCGCCCCCGTGAGCGCGCGCAGAATGGACAGTTCACCCGTGCCGGCGGTCTCGGTAGCGGACGTACCCGCTAAAAACTTGGCTTCGGTAATGCGCCCCTCGCCGTCCGTAACGGTGAGCGAACTGCCGTCCATCGGTCGCGGGTACGGAGCGATAAACCNACCAAAGCCCGCCGTCTCGGTAACGGACGGCGGCATCGGTTTTTCCAGACCCGGGCCCAAATACACCCACGTATGCAAAAAACTATANCCGTAGGTCCACGNGNACGANGCACCGNGCAACGAAACGATGATGTAGAGTCGTCCGTCGCCATCGGTGGAAGTGCGTGACACTCCGCCCATGGGTATCGGTNGCGGAGCAATGAAACGACCCTCACCGCTGGCATCCGTATNGGATACACCCCACAACGGAACCTTAGAGAACAAGAACCCATCGCCGTCTGTCTTTGTATCCTCTTCCATGCTCCGCAGGTACGCGTCCGTGGACAGGCGCCCCCGCCCCTCGGCCTTGGCCACCGAATGACCTCGCAGGAAC